CACCATCATCAGACTCAGGGTCCTTGACATCCCCATAGTCTTTTGACATCTCAAATGCACCATCGGCGTTTTCTACGATGAAGTCCAAGCGTGCCGTCGGATCCTTGGAAACGTCCATGTCGGCGGCAGTGTTGGCATCTTTGCCGAGTTGGCGGCGCTCGCCAGTCGAAAGGTCACGCGTGCGATCCAACCGAATCTGAACACCATTGGGGGTCACATAGACCAAAGACGTGACGCCAGTATTGGAGAGGAAGCGCAACTCATCTCCACCAAGACCCTGTGCTTCACGAACCGACTGCACATACGCAGCCTCTTCCATGTTCCGGTTATCGGGAACCTCACGAAGTTCAGCAGCCGAAACAACGGGGACCATCAAGAAGCCATCACGCCGTACAAGCACCCCTGATTCTGAATCCTGATTAGCGACAGCCTCAGCAGCCTGCTTGATCCCATCCTCACGAGCCTTCTTGCTCATCGGACCAGTTTCCGAGACTCGCAAAGCACGACGAATCATCAACTGCGGATTTTCCTGCTCAGCCTGAGACTGGATGGGGGTGGCCTCCGCGGCCTGTCCTTCAACAGCAGTCCGTCGACGGGTGCGAGTACGGTAAATCGCCTGACCCAAAGTTTCACGCAACGACGGAATATCAAACAACTGTTTTCCGCAAGTCGTGTAGTTCTCGTCAGTGAAACGTCCACCAAACTGGAAACCTTCCGCACAACGGTAGCCTCGCTCATTCGGATTCGGGAGGTTGATCCCACGTCCGCCCCCACCACCGGGAGTAATCGCACGAGCGATACCAGACCGGATTGGGCTACGGGCAGGGCTGATGTTTCCGGGAAGAAGCATCGATCCAGCCGCCTGAGCCGCTTGGCCCGCCCGTCCACGAGACCCAACAACACCGACAACTTTCTCCTGAGCGCGACGTACAGCGTTCGCCCGATAAAGGCGAGCCTTATGATCCGTCAACGACTGATCCCCATTCAAAGGGGCATAAAACAAGTCGCGAAACAAACTGTCGGAATGCCCAAGATGAACAGACTTACTTGCTTGGAATCCCCGACCAGCGAAACTCATATCAGTGGCAACCGCAGTCTTTATCGCCGTCAGAAGGCATCCATTCGTGGATCACCTCATTGCCGAGGTCGTCTTCACCATAGTGATCCCAGTTCTTGTCGTCACGGAGATATTCAACGAAACCTTTTTCCATCTCCGAAAACTCGGAGAGGACACTCATCGCATACTTGAAATCGGCTTCGGTGACAACGTCATAACCGCCACCAAACATCGACTTCTTGCCAGGCTTCGACAACTTGCGGACACGACGCAACCGATCATCAAACTCGCTGTCACTCCAAATCGACCCACGTGTGACACCACGGAGTTTCCGGCGACAGTTCTTCATTCCCGGGTGATGACATCCCTCGTTAGGCCACAAACCCGTGGTCTCATGATGCAACCAGGCGCAGATTCGCTCCAACGGATACAACTCGGGATGATTCGCCAAAATTACTCGGCAACGACGAAAACCGCCAGGCTTACGCATAATCGGACGCCAGTAGCGGAGCAAACGCTCAAGGTTTCCACGACGAGGGCCACGACCACGAAGAACATCGCCAGTCAAACGTTCCTGAGGAACATCAAACAAAACGTCCTGAGGTGCCTTCGTTTCGAATGAATCATTCATCGGTTGATTCTCCTCCACAGTTGCACGGCGAAGCATCAAACCAAGCGATCAAACGCTGGTAAAGATCTGCACGTGATTTAGCAAACGTGTCTTGAATAGAGCCTTTAGCAAATCCGGAATCCGGTTGCAGATCAACGCTTGCGGTCAAACATTTCTTGCCGCCATAGTGCAGACGATCGTCGCCAGTTAAAACAACTGGTTCAGTCGTGCGTACTTTTGCGTCCGTCCGAGCACGCTGGCTAAGAGACTTGCTTCGTCGAAGTGAAAAGTCGACACGCATGGAGGTCTTATCGTTCCCCATTTACGTCGCCTTCCTATAAAGGTCAGAACTTGTCTTTGAGATCCTCTTCGGCTTCCAGGATCTGGAATTCCATCAAGGTGGCCATGAAAGCATCGTCACTCTTTTCGTCGGAATCATTCATCCAGTTCTCTGGAATCATGTCTTCCTTACCAAGGTCACGTGCACGCTTCATGATGTGGCGCTTGGCCGCTTCCTTATCCTTGGCCCGGCCAAAAGCCTGAACAGCATTCTGGAGGTCGGTCTCATCCTTGATCGGATACGAACCGTCAGGAAGGGCCATTCCTTCTTCGGCCATTTCCGTGCGAGACTCTTCGTTGTAAGCCCGCTTCAAGGCAATCTCAGCGGCCTCCGCTTCAATTTCCTCAACTTCCGTGGCATCGTACTCGTCGATGCGAATTCCAGTTCCGTCCACTCCGACGAAAACATCATAGGACTTGCCGTTGATGCCATCGACTTCAAAGATGTATGCGTCGTATCCGTCGACGATGTCAGAGTCGGCGGCAACCACCGATCCTGCTGTCTTGAATTCGTTAAGAAGAAGATCCAGAGCGATGTCCTCAGCAGACTTAATGTCCACGATGCGGATCGCCTGCTCGGAATCAAGCGACTTCTCTCCGAAAGAAGAACCCATGTCGGCGGCGTTCAAGCGATGGAAGTTGATGACTTCACCGCTAGGACCATCGGCGAGAACTTCAACTGCTCGGCCATCCTTGGCAAGAACGTCGACAATGAAGAGTTCCATTTCATCGGAGTAACCCGAGTAGAGAACCTTGCCGCCGAACATGTCAAGGACCATGCCCTCAACATCAAGGAGTCCGGGCATGCCCTGCTCGGCTGCGCAACCACCAGGGCAGTTGGCGCAAACATCGGAGTCGCCAGGGTAAACCTTGCGCTCAAACTGGCAGAGGAATGCTCCGTCCGGGTCGTCGAACTCTTCGGACTTGACACCCATGGCGTTCATGGCGCGAGCACGCGAACGCTTCTTGGGCTTCATCATCCAGGTCTTGCCCTCGTCCTCTTCCATGTCTTCGTCATCGACCATGTCCGGATCGGGCATGATTTCTTCTTCCTCGTTCATTTCCTTGGCACCGAGGTTTTCCTCACGCATCTCTGATTCACGCTTCTTGCGCTTCTTCAGAGTTTCGTTGACCTCGTCTGTATAGTCTTCATCGACTTCTTCGGCTGCCTCCATAGCGCCTTTAGCCTCAACGGGCATAGCACCACAGGCTCCACAAACTTTTGCTCCAGCCTTATAGCCGCATTCGCCACCACCAAGACCTTTTGCGCACTTGACGACGCCGCCGTCAGCATCAATCTTGACGACTGCCTTTTCGTTGAGTTCGTCCATTTCCTCATTCTCCTTGTACTGCATGGCTCGCGACAAGCAGCCTTTGGGATTGGAGCACCCGTCGCAGGGTTCCATGACCTTCTGGCCAGAAACCATACAGTGGTACTTGGTTGTGATTTTTGAAAGAGATTTCTCTGTTGTCATTTTACACGCCCGTGTCTATTTGGTTGTAAACGTGGGCCATAACGATCACCTTAGTGGAAAATTTATTTCGATGAGTAGAAGTTGATGACTGCATTTGTCAACGCCTGCTCAATTGCATCGCGCTGTGAAAAGTCGGCGACTTTGACGTTGATGCCATTTTCGTCGACCTCGGCATCAAGTTCGTGGTACTCCAAGACCGGATCGATGAAGGACCTCAGATCGAAGAGATCCGAAGTCTTGGCCTCCACGATGATTGTGTCGTCTTGCTCTTTCATCTCAATTTCGGCGCGCCCACCAGCAGCGATGATCTCCTGGAGAATTTCTACGGCCCGCTGGAGTTTTTCCAGGTTGCCCGAACTGATGACCCGACCAGCCTTCTGCTCGTAGGACTTGGCGTCAAACTCCAACGAATCCAAGAAATCGTCAACATTGGCGAAATAGTTCAGAGACTTGCCACCGCAGGAGCAGGAACCCTTCCGGTATTCGTCCTCGTCATCATCTTCGTAGTCGGATGGCTTGGGGTACTCGCGCTCTTCGCCTTCGTCGTCACCCTCGTACTCGTTGCCGTAGCCAGCCTCCTCATCACCGTCTTCTACTTCCATGTAGACGGTTCGGGCCACAACCTTGACGGGATCACCAAACATGAACTGGCCATCTTCATAGTGGTAGCCCACCCTCATCGTCATCGGCTTTCCATCGTGCAGATGATCGAAGATGACTTGATTTTTCGACACTTGGCGCATACGTACCGGACCGCCGAATCGTTTCCCAATCTCGGCGACTAGCGAACGCATCATGCTCATTGCGGGAGACATAGCCATCATCATGTGGCCTTTTTCTTGACCCATTTCGCTTTCGTCCAGGACTTCCTCGTCGGACTTCCGCTTCATGTCGATCTTCTTCATGGCTTCCCGGACCACATTCTTCATGTAGTCCTCGCCCCTGCTCCCAATCGCCAGCCACTTGATCTGAGCGATGACGCCGGGGAGCCGGAAGTCTCCCGCGTGCCTTGCCACCCACGCTTCGCGCAATTCTAGGGCGCTGGTCTGGTCGGGAGTGTCGGCTGATCCCCCCTGCTCCGCGATCTTTGTCAAAATCGCGTACTGGGCGTTGCCCTTGATGTTTCCGCCTTTGGCCCAAATCTCTGGGTAGTCCTGTTTTAGGCGAGCCGCAAATTCACGGTCGAACATCTTCCATTTGCTTTTACCAAAGGAGTCAACTTTCTGGTCGCCTTCTTCGCTCTTGATAGAAATGGTACCAGTCAATTGGTTAGCCCCATGCAAAACAGGGCTTACTTCATATAGTTCAACTTCGCGTAGCAGGTTTGCTTGGCGCTGATTATCATAAATAGCGTCAAGCGTCTTGTAGCCGATGCTCCACTCCTGCTCTTCGCCATAAAATGCAACATTAGCGAAGGCTTCCTTGCCCTTTTCGGACTTGAGATTGAACTGCACACGAGCAAAAAGACCACCAATTCCTGCTGCCTTCATCTTGGCGGGAAGTCGGGGATCGCTTGCTGGCACCTCGTAGATCTCAAGAACCTTCCCGATTGGGTGGTTCCAGTCATGCCCCCAAACAACACGAGGCTTACGGCGCTTCAGACTTTCAGTAAAAGCACCGGGGAGGACGATGTCGCCAACAGAGTCCTTGTTTCCAACGCCCGATACGAAGCATTCCACAATGCCTTTTGCCTCGTCAACGTTGATTTGACCGCTAATTGCCTTGAACTCAACCGAGCCAGACTGGTTCGAAATGGACGTAGGCATAAACCACCTCAAGATGTTGAACTGACCCAATAATAAAGCAAAAGCATCATCCCATAGGGAACATCACTTTGACTTTACAGAAAATGGGTCTACAGATCGAAACGCAAACGACAACGACAATTGATCGTCAAACTAGGAGGCGCAAGCGGATCACCAGGGAACCGGAGAACAGAACCATCCACGGCGAAACCCTTATCGATCTCAACGCTCTTCCCGTCAAGGAACTTATGCGCTTCCCTCACCCGAATATCACGGCGTGTCAACCACTTCTTCCGAGGCAATCCAGCCGACAAACTACCCAAATAGGTTCCCGCATTAAATGCAGTCTGGGATTCATGCTCCGCAATCGTTCGCTTCCTCTTCGACAAAAGGTTCACAAAAATTGCGATCAAAGCCGCCCGAAGCATGCTTGCCTTTTCATCATCAGACCCAGACAAAGCCATAACAACTAGCAGAGCGGCTGCCAATTCTTCCTTGGTGGTTTCATTCGCTTGTTGAACCCGCTGAACCTGAGCGTCCAAGAATTCATCTAGTTCTTTCTCAGAGACGGGCTGCTGCTCGCCAACATTTTCGGAAACCAACGTCGCTGCATCAATAGCGACCGCCTTCAACAGTGGCCGGAGATCGTCCTCCATTTGGCGGTTCCATACGTCCACATCAAAAATTGCATCAATGGACAAAGTCTGATCCTTGATTGCCTTCCGGCTCTTCGCTCCCAATGCCTTCTCAAGGATTACTCGCTGCTGGCGTTCGAAAAGTCGATCCAAAGATGCGTCAAGAATTTCTGTCCAACGATCAGCGCTCTGTTCCGCTTTTAAATCCCACACATCCAAGGCTTGATTGAGAATTTTTGTTTGGATACCAGACTGACGTTCACTCAACTGGCCCTCGGGGATTGGTTCGATAGTTGCTTCGGGAGCCATGCCACCCTGCTGACCATCGGCTGGCGGAACCTGTTCCATGCCTGGCTGTTGTTCGGCACCGGGAGCCGCCGGAAGTTGCTCTTGACCGGGAGCGCCCGGCATAGCACCCATCTCTCCACCTGCGCCGGTCACCGCTCCACCCTCGGCGATCGGAGATTGATCTTCGATGCTGAACGGCTTTTCAGTGTTAGCGATTGGAACAAGGTTCGGGTTGGACAGCAACTGATCGGCAATTTCGGATTCAAGTTTCTTACGACCAGTACCCTCGCGATATTCGTTTGCGCTGATCAGACCGTTGCCGTACTCTTCCATCAGATAGCGTTCACGCTCCTGCTTGGAAAGGATCAGGATCGGCACATCCTTGGTGTCGAAGTCGATGTAGAACTTGTCATCCAATTCGTCCAGGGAACGCGCCAGAGGCTCTAGATGGGGGAGCATTGTCTCCATCCAAAACACCCGAAGTTCCTCGGCAGCATTGGAGAATGTTCGGCCAGACGCGTTGCCAATTACTGACTCAGGAACACCGAAAGCCGCCAGGATTTCTTCCTTGGTGATTTGACGCATTTCGGTGTACGAGGCATCACGAGGGTTCGATGCAGTATCGATGAAGTCCGCACCATCTTCGGAACTGATAACCGAAACATGGCCGGTTCGACTCAGGTTGCCACGGAACCTGCTGCGCAACTCGTCGGCATCATCCGGGTCCAGTTCGCCTCGCACGACAAGGAGTCCGCCAGGACGTCCATCATTCAGCAGGAAGTTGCGATTGTAGAGGCGGGCCAAGTTCTCAATTTCGATGGCGATACCGGCAGACTCCATGGGAGTCAAAGACAGGTACGGGTCCAAGGGGTGGGGACGCCTTACCCAAACAACCTTTTCTGGCGGAAGAATAAACTTCTGCCCAGTCGGCAGATCCACTTGGTATCCAGCAACAAACCTCTTGGGGTCAGGAAGGGGAGCGGTGAATTGCGGAGGCAGAAGGTTCAGGGCGATGATCCCCCCATCGCGGCCGGTTACCTTTTCGATGAATGCTCCGCGAGTGGACATCAACAATTGGCTTGAGAGGCGATAACGGAAAACGAACGAGTTTTCGCCTTCGTTGCTCTTGGTGTTCAATAGGTCAAGGATCCGATGCTTTCGGTTGTATACCTCACCATCGGGATTGTTGTCCTTGCGGAGAATGACGGGTAGTCGGGCCTGGTTTCCTGCGATTGCGTCGATGCAACGCGATACCCAAACGACTTTCTGTAGCCCCTCACGATATGCGCGTTCAATGTCCCACGAGTCTCGGTACGGTTTGCCCGCCATAGCGGGGTGCAGGGCTACAGGTGCACCAGGGCCGAGGGTGCCAGCCTTCTGCTGACTATTCCCTCCAAGATCTTTGGTCTGCCGTGAATTCCATGCCATCTTTAATCAGACCCCAGTAGGTAGCCAAAAAAGCCGCAAGCGATACCTGCGGTTATAAAACCTGCGGCAGGCAACAGCATGGCTGCACCCACTGACGTCATAATTATAAATGATAACATCATGAAATTAGCGGTTAACGAGCGCCAAGCAACACGGCGCAGTCTTTCTGCTATGGATTTACGAATACGTCTCGGGAGACTCAAGATCCGCACGTTCACCTCTTGTTTCTCACTTATACTAACTTAGACGACGGAACTTGGAGACAACTATGGGCGACTGGGCATCGGTTTTGAAATATCTGGAACCGAAGATGCCCGAGTTTTGCCCCGAAGAGCCATCCATCACCCAAAAGGTTTTCCTCCGGACCAACTCCATTGAAGCCCTTTTTGGTGGGGCGGCAGGTGGTGGTAAATCCAGCGCTTTGCTGATGGCGGCCATGCAATATGTCGAAGTTCCCGGCTATAGCGCGATCCTTTTCCGTCGTACATATGCCGACCTGGCCCTTCCGGGCGCAATCATGGACCGTTTTCAACACTGGATTGCACCATATGACGAGGTCCGCTGGAATGCAAATAACTACACTGCCGTGTTCCCTTCGGGAGCGAGAATTTCCTTTGGCTATCTAAATAACCAGCAGGATTATCTACGCTACAAGGGTGCTGAATTTCAATTCATAGGTATGGATGAAGTTACAGAAATCCGGGAAAATGACTATAGGTATTTGTTCTCCCGTCTGCGCCGCCCAGCCTCAGGACCCCTCTCCCAAGTGCCCCTCAGAATGAGGGCCGCATCCAACCCGGCCCCCAACTGGGTCAGGCAACGATTCATTGTAGAGGGCAAAGAAACCGGCCGCATTTTCGTTCCGTCTAAACTTACGGACAACCCGGGTATCGACGCCGCCTCATACCGGCAGTCCCTTCAAGCCCTTGACCCCATCGAACGCAGGCGACTTGAACTCGGTGACTGGTGGTCCACCAGTCTCGGAACCCTCTTCGAACGAGAGTCATTCGTGGTCATCGACCAGGTCGACGTGCCAGAACTAACCTCCTCCGCCCGAGCAGTCCGATTCTGGGACCTGGCGGCCACGGAACCCTCCCAAAGCAACCCCGACCCCGACTGGACCGTAGGCACACTCATGCTGTTTGACCAGGGCATTGCCTACGTCCTAGATGTCCGCAAGGCCCGAGTCAAAGGCGAAAAAGTCGAACAATTTATCGCTCAGACCGCCTACGAAGATGGCCGTGGAGTCCCCATCCGGATGGAGCAAGAGCCAGGATCTTCCGGAAAAGCCCTGGCAGACCAGTACGCCCGGTATGTCGTACCAGGGTATGACTTCGGTGCGATTCGCTCCACGGGCGACAAGGTAACCAGATCCCGACCATTTGCTGCCGCAGTTGCCAACGGCAACGTCAGGCTGGTGCGTGGCCCTTGGCTGACGGAATACCTTGACGAATTTTCGTCGTTCCCAGAGGCGGCAAACCACGACGACCAGGTAGACTCGTCCGTGGGAGCGTTCACGTTCCTGACCGGACTCGGCTTGCCACAGCGCAAACGGGCCGCCATAATTATCTGATTATTGACGAAACCTGAGGGCTAATGACTACTGATGTACCTGAGTGGGTGCACGCATTCAACCAGCACATTTTGGACCTGGATACCAAAGTGACGGAGATCCGAGACTCTGGCCACGACCTCAAAGAGGTTGCCGAGATCTATGTCCATCTCCAACATGCCAAAACGTCAATTCGGTTGATCGTTGACACCATGGAAAATATCCTCGTCGAAAAGTTCGGGGACAGCGAAGAGATCATCTCCAATGATCACGGCACAGTCCAAAAGGTCATCGACACTCCACGGAAAGCGTGGAAGAACCAGGAAGTAGCGGAAGCAGTCGCCGAACGCATCCAACGGATGGCGGTCGATTTGGACACTGGTGAAATCACAATGACCGTTGACCAAATGATCGCGAAACTACTGGACTACGTCTACCCGTCATATTGGCGACTGAAACCACTCCGAGATATCGGAATCAACCCCGACGAATACTGCGAAGTCGGCGAACCAAAACCAGTTATCAAATACCAGAAAGCGAAGTGATACCCGTGTCCAACATTGAAGAACCCGTACTATCGATCGAAGACGAAATTCGCTGGAGCGCCATGAGGCGCGAAGAGCGAGCAAAAGAAGACCAGGAGATCAAGGATTCCATGGTCAAGATGATGCGTGACCTGGCCGAACCATTCCCCGCTGAAATGGAACGAACGCTGACGAAGAGTGGCGTCGCCCTCACGTACATCCCGGTCAGCGAAGTCATCAATCGCATGAACCGCGTTGTCGGAGTCGACTCCTGGTCATCGGAGATTGTTTCATGCCAGCGAGATGCCTTGGATCCGGATTTTGTTATCGCCCACGTCCGAGTAACAGTCAACTTCCGTGGATCCAGTGGGATCTTTGGTCGCGGCCCGGTTGTTAAAGACGGTATTGGTGGCCAGAAGATCAAGAGGAACCGACGCGACAACGAGATCGTCGATCTTGGTGACGAATTCAAGGGTGCTGTATCGGACGCACTGAAAAAGGCTCTCCAGCAATTCGGTGTCGGCCTTTACTTGGCTCGTGACATCGATGCCATTGAAATGGATGAAGTCATGTATGCGGATGAAACGCCGGTACAGGCCGCTCCTGCTCCAGCCCCAGTGAACACTGAAATCGCCGAAGCATACGAGCGGTTCCGTGAAGTTCGGGAAGGGCTTTCTGACGAACAGCGCGAACAACTCCGCTCATGGTGGGCGACCTACAGTAATGGTCGTCCAGTGCCGAAGCCGAGCGAGTTCACAAAAGCCGAAATTGATGCCCTGATCGTTGAGGCTCTGCGCCTCCAGTTCGATGCCACGGTGTCGGTCAACACAGAAGCCGAGCAAGACTGATGGCGCTGAAAGCGCCGGAGTACCTGTCGCCTTCATCGATCACGACATTTGAACAATGTCCGTTGAAGTTCAAGTACACGCGCATTGACGGAATCCGTGAGCCACCAACCGATGCGACACTTCTCGGCAATTTTGTCCACGACATTCTAGAGAAGATGTATCTGGCAGACCCGGGATCGCGATCCACCAATTTGGCACGTGAGGTTGCCCGTGACCTTTGGGACAACCAGTATCGGGATCAGGTCAGCAAAGTTGTTGCCGAAAAGAAGTTGAATGACTTTCGTTGGCGAGCCTGGTTCTGTGTAGAGAATCTTTTTCAGTTGGAGTCGCCAGAAACACGCAACTTTGACGGTGTTGAATTTGAGTTGAACACCAGTCTTGATGGAATTCTTGTCCGAGGTTTTGTTGACCGTTACCACTTAGACGACGGCAAGATCGTCATTGGCGACTACAAGACGGGCAAAGTCCCTAACGCATTCTTCGTCAAAGACAAGTTTTTTCAGTTGATGACCTACGCCGCGCTGTTTCGTGCGTCGGGTGTTGGCGAGACGAAAAGACTTGAACTCATCTTTCTCAAAGGC